TGTACCTGAAGCGTTCAAGAAGAGAGCTAAGGCGAAGCAGAAGTCGACTCGTGTGAGACGGAGACCTCCTGTATACAGCCATGATGAGATAGCACCTGCTGTACATGGTCGTATCATGATGGGTTATTCTAGGCAGGAAGTCATACAGGTTCTTGTTGAGAACTTCCGAGTTTCTAAGCATAGTGCTGGTTACCACTATGACAAGTTCGTTGGGAAGCGATAGGAGAAGTTATGAGAGATTCAACGATATATGCTCAAGCTGTTCGAAGGATCGAGCACAAGGTCAATGAGTTCAATGATCTTGACGTTGTCGATTTCGAAGACGATAGCTTGCTGTTGGCCGAAGCTATCAAGGTTATCGATCACATCCAAGGGACTCTGTACGAGCTTACTGAGATGTTGGATCACAACGGTGGTTACCAATGAAAGAAAGGCCTTGGATCGATGTTTGGCCCGAGCGGGTGTGGGACGAAGAATGATAGAACTCGACAGTAACATCCTGTTATCCATTCCTGGCTTCGATGTAGAGCTTGTTAGAAAGTACAATGCGTATGTACGCAAGCGTACTCGTCAGGTAGCTACCGGCCGTGTCTCTTATCGTAAAGACGGATCTCAGAACAAATGCTACCGAGCAGAGTGGAACTTCAATGCTCGTAACGGTTATGGTATCCAGTTTAAGGACGTCAAAGAAGCTCAGAAGTACTGTGAGCGTATCCAGAAGTCTAAGACGTATCGGGACCTAAATGGTCAGTACACATACGTCGTTGCTAAGAAGGACATGGGTAGCCGCTCAAGGTTTACCGGCATGGCCTACAACGACGGAAAGATCACATTATGTCCACGTGGCGGCATGAATCAATATACTCTGCTTCATGAGATGGCTCACCAGTGCGGTGCACGTCACCACGATGTTAAGTTCAGACAGATTCTGGTCAAGCTAGTGTCCAGGTTCATGGGACGTGACATGGCGAAGAAGCTCAAGCTGGAGTTTCGTAATGTAGGTTTGAAGATGAGTCAGACTACAACTATCAAGAGTCCTCAAAAGTGGTTAGAGGATTACTACAGAATGCAGTCGCTTAGAGAGCTGAGAGCATGTTAGAGATTATTGGTATACTTGCTCTGATCTACTTAGTAGTAAAGTTCCTACCAGACTTTATTATGTTCGTGATTAAGTTATTTGTGTTGTTGTTTATTTTAGGCCTACTACTGTCTTTGTTTAGTGAGTCAATTTTTCTACATATACATACTATAGGAGGTATGTAACATGAAAAAGGTAATGTTGTTAACTGCTTTGATTGCTTTGGTGTTGTATGCTGGTACTGCTAGTGCTATTGGTGAAAGGGAGAAAGGTGTACTGATTGGTATCGGTAGCTCGATCATTTACGATAGAGTGTTTCGTGATGGCGGTAGAAACGGCTACCCCGGTCCTGGTGGATACGGTGTCTATGGCAACCAGGGTTCGTTCCCTCCTTTCCGCTGCAGCTCACCTAACCCTCAGTCGGTGCAGTGTGCTTATGAGCGGGGTGTATACGAGCGTGAACGTCAGGTGTGGCAGGAAGAGAAAAACGCTGCTTATAGATGTGGTCGATTTGGTGAGTGTGACTAGCACTTTCTTTGCCATAGTGTTTATAAATAGCCGGGACCCCTCGGCTATTTTTTTGGAATAACATGGCTTCGCTTTCATGGGCACAAATTAAAAAAGGTCAGCATAGAGTTGACAAGTTCCTAGCTATGATTGATAGCGGAGAGCCGTTTGAGTTGGTTAATGGAACTAAGAAAAGGCTTATGTTTAACACCTCATCGGATGTAGTACAGAAGTTTGAGAAGGATGTTAGAGCTAGAGGTGTCAATGTTACCTCGGCCCCAGCTGGCGCTCTTGTAGATGACAAAGGTAACAAAATTTCTTGGACTCAAATCAAAAAAACCGTAGATTTTGGAGCTGCTGGGGAAAATAAGGGCAACGTTGCTGAAGGTGTACTAGCTGCAGCTATTGGAGCTAGGTTCCTATCTAAGACACAATCAATTACAGCTAACGATGTGACTAACATTATCAAAAAGTTTCCCCGGGGCGGCCGCAAGGATTTAAAGACTATTACTTTAAAGTCCCCAAACAAAAACCCAGATGTTGTTGACGAGCTTGTTATAGTTGTAGAGTTGAACGAAGCAGATATGAATAACTTTCTAACTAAAACCTATGGTGATTTAGTTAGGGCATCGGTAGCTTACGTCAATCAATCAAACGTAAGGAAGTGGGGTGATCTTCTTTATAATAACGACCTAGTTAATTATATAAACGTAAACTCAATGGGCATTTCTGGCCAGACTGCTACTAAAGTCGATACGTGGGTTGAGGTAGGTGATGAGAAAACTAAACCTGAAAGAGTTGACATAAATATTTCGCTTAAAGCTGGAGATGTTAAGCAATTTGGACAAGAAGCTGGAAACAAGTGGGAAGCACAAGAAAGACTTTTTAAAAATTTCGGGGTAGAGTTCAGCCCGGCCACTGAGAAAAAGTTCGTTGGTCACATGGCCAAAAAAGATTACTCTGATGCCTTTAAGGTAACTTTTACAGAGGCTCAAAAGTTACTTAATAGGAACGATGTTAACTCAAAGAAAGTAGCTGAAGCAATTGTTCACTACGCCACTCTTAATGAATCTAATGTAGATTTACTTCAGCTTAAGGGCAACGTAGCAATACAATATCAATTTAGTAAAACCGTCGAGCTTTTGTCACCGCTTAAACTTAATGTAGATTTAAGGTTTGGAGCATCGCAGTTACCAACCCTGACGTTCATAGCAGACGGGTATGGACCGCTAGTAAGTTTAAGAGTAAAAAAATCTGGCGAAGGATACTACAGATCTATCGTTGAAAAGCAGAATGCCATGTCTACAATACTTGCAACAAAATATCAATGAAAAAGTTCTCTACAATACTAACCGAGTCCAAAAACACTCACATGGAGCACATTGAGGATATGATCTTCAATGAAGGCTCTGCTGGTGCTCGTAGAGCAATCAACTCTCTCAGAAATCTTCGAGATATGTTAGCAGGAAACAGTAGCCAAAAGGTTAATGCTACTGTAAAATGGGACGGTGCACCAGCTATCTTTGCTGGTATCGATCCTAGTGATGGAAAATTCTTCGTAGCAAAGAAAGGTATCTTCAATGTCAACCCACAACTCTTCAAAACCCAAGCGGACATCAACAGGGGGCTATCGGGTGAGCTCCGAGACAAGTTTACTATCGCCCTTAGAGAACTTCGCAAACTGGGCATTAAGCAAGGTGTCTTTCAAGGCGATCTGCTATTCACTAAAGGAGACGTGGATACGGTTACCGTATCTGACGAAAAGATGTTTACATTCCATCCGAATACGATTGTATATGCTGTGCCTGCTGCTTCTAGTCTCGGACAAAGAATTGCAAAAGCGTCTATTGGGATTGTCTGGCATACAAGTTATTCCGGACGAGAATTAAAAGATATGAAAGCATCGTTCGGTAAAGGTATCACAAGCAAGATGAGACAGGTACCTTCAGTATTCATGGACGATGCTACTTACCGAGACGTTACTGGTAATGCTAAATTTACTAGTGGTGAGACAACGAAGTGCACTGCTCTGATTAGTATGTCTGGCAAGATGCTTAATACAATATCTGGCGATGTGCTCAGAATGATTGCTGCCGATGAAGATTTGAAAGTAAAGATCAAAGCATATAACAACACATACGTCAGAGCTGGTGAACCTTTCCCTAATCCACTAAAGCATGTCCGTGGTCTTTACAATTACATTGAAGCGTGGTACGACAAAGAAATCGAAACCAAGAAACAGCAAAAGACCAAGGACGAATGGACTGCTAGGAAGAAGGCAGTACTTGGAAAGGTGTTTGGTAATGTAAGTGATCTTACTAACATCTTTTCGTTTATGAATTTAATCATCCAAGCAAAGCAAATGATTATAGATAAGATGAACAAGGCTTCCAGCATGAAGCTGTTCTTAAAGACTAGTGATGGTTTTAGGGTAACTAATCCTGAAGGTTTTGTTGCCATAGATAAAGTAGAGGGCGCTGTCAAATTAGTGGACAGACTTCAATTCTCACACGCAAACTTCTCACCAGATATTCTTAAAGGCTGGCAGAAATAAATAGTGGTATGGAAAAAACCGTATTTACATTTGGTAGGTTAAATCCTCCTACTGTTGGTCACGAGAAGCTCGTTGATAAGGTCAAGCAAGTCGCCAAGCGACTAAACGCTGAACCTCATGTATTCCTTTCCCACAGTCAAAACTCTAAAAAGGATCCTCTGAGCTATAACCAAAAGTTTAAATATGCTAAGCAGGCTTTTGGCAATGTGGTTATTAAGTCTAATGCTCGTACTGTCATACAGATCATGCAAGAGCTTGAGAAAATGAATCACAAAGACGTTGTAATGGTAGTTGGTTCTGACAGAGTGCAAGAGTTCCGCGTCTTACTTAATAAATATAATGGCAAGGATTTTAACTTTAACAGCATTAAAGTTGTTTCGGCTGGCGATAGAGACCCTGACGCCGATGGCGTTTCTGGTATGTCTGCCTCTAAAATGCGAGCAGCTGCTAGTGAAGGTGACGCTGCTGCTTTTCTGAGAGGAGTGCCTTCTAAACTATCTACTCGGTCAGCTAAAACAATGTACAACGATCTAAGGTCAGCTATGAACATTAGAGAAGACTTTGATAATTTTGATTGGGAACACTGGGCAGAGACTGTCGATATTGAAGACATAGAGATTCTTGATGAAGCAGTACTGTCTTATGCTCAACGAATTAAACGTGCTCGTACCATGAAGCGACTAGCACCTCGTATGAAGAATCTTAGACGTATTAAGAAGTTTAAGATGGCGGACAAAGACCGTCTGATGAAAAGAGCTCGCAAACAAGCTATTAGTTTGTTTCGTAAAAAAATGGCTGGAGATAGGGGCGAGCACTACGCACAACAATCAACGTCTGCTAAAATTAGCATCGACAAATTAGTTCAAACTAAAATGAAGGCCGTACATAAACTAGCGCAGCGCCTGTTGCCTAAAGTACGTAAGGCTGAGATGGAAAGACTACGTAAGGCTAGACAGCACAGCGAGTCTTATCAGATCGAGAGTAATGGTCAGACTGATGATGTTGCTGATATTGTACCTGATCGTATTCGCATCTCTATGATTTCCGGATCTAGAAAAAAGATGTTAAATGATAAGTTTGAAAAGCTGGGTGAGCAAGAAATTGCAGCTAGAGTGTCTGGACCAAGCACTAACCAGACAGATAAGAGACACTCTGGTGAAGTACAGCGAATGAAGGATAGGCATAAGCAGGAGCGTGAACGGCTAAAGACTAGACATGACGGCCAAAAGAACCGAGCTCAGATTAGAGACATCCGCTCTGAAAGTCTTAACCATAATTTCGAACAAATGATTGAAGGTCTTAAAGATCCTAAAGATAATCCTTGCTGGGATGGCTACAAACCGGTTGGTACTAAGAAGAAGAAAGGTAAAACGGTTCCTAACTGTGTTCCAGAGGGAGGTGCCGATAAAGACTTGGCATCGAATGTTAAAAGTAAATCAGTTTATGAGGCAAAGAAGATACCCCATGCTTTGGATCCTAAAAAGTCACTCAAGCATGCTATGACTGATATTGGTTTAGATAGAGATTCTGATGGTGATGTAGACATCTTGGACAAGATGAAGAAACTCAATCCAGATGAAATTACAGGTACGGAAAAGAATACCAAAGCTATTCAGTCGTTTCGCAAGAAACGCGCCGAGATTGAAAAAAAGCATACCCGGGTTGGTGTAGCTTATGAAGAGAAATCAGAAGGTGGTGCTGGTAAGGAAGGAACTGACCAACTGACTCGCAAGTATAAAAAAGACACGCCAGGAGAATAGTCATGTTAAAGTTTAGCGACTACGTCAGAGAGGCCACGTATCAGGGTAAAAAGGTTACTCTTAACAAGCCAATGGCAGGCGATGTAAAGAAGTCAAAAGTATTTGTAGACCCGGATGGAGATGGCAAAGCTAAGAAAGTAAACTTTGGCGACAAGAACATGACTATTAAAAAGAACATTCCAGCTCGTCGAAAGTCTTTCCGAGCTAGACATAATTGTGATAATCCAGGACCAAAAGACAAAGCAAGGTATTGGAGTTGTAAGGCCTGGTAATAGGATTTTATTATGAGAGGAATGCAGGCGATTGAAAGAGTCGTCAAGTATGATGATATTACTACAGTGCTTGATATTGGTTCTTGGAATGGTGATCACGCCAGATACCTTCGAAGGTACGGTAAGAAAGTAAGTACGGTTGATTTTAACATCCAGGCTGACTACCACGGCAATTATCTAGATTTAGAACTACCGCAGTTTGATTGCATATGGTGCTCGCACACATTAGAGCATCAGACTAACGTCGGGCAATTTCTAAAAAAATGTTTTAATGATCTTAAAGATAATGGTATACTGGCCATTACTGTGCCTAGTATGGAAAAGTATGGCACTAAAATTGTGGACGGGCATATGACCTATTGGAATGCTGGCTTGCTACTTTACAATCTTATACTAGCTGGTTTTGATTGTAGTCATGCAAGAGTAGGTACTTACAATGACGAGGTTTCAGTGCTTACCAGCAAAGTGCCTGCCAATTTACCGAGGATATCTAGTGATAGAGGCGAACTGTCTCGTCTTGCTAAATTCTTTCCAATTGATGTATCACAAGGATTCGACGGATCGGTCAAAGAGGTTAACTGGTGAAGATTGGAATCATTACTAATCAAAGTGGTTCCATATATTTAGACGCTGCATTAGCTTTTACAGATCTGTTTTCGGATTGTTATGTCTGTGACGAAAACAAAATAACTACTGAGCTTGATGCCTGCGATCTGTTTATTGTTGTTGGCAACTACTTTACTAACTACTCTGTCAATAGAGCAGGTCCAGTCAAAAAATATGTGTACGCATCTGGTAAGCCATTCATAGTAGTAACCGGTAGCTTGTTTAACGTAAAGAAGCCAACCCACGTGCGTTTAAACGTCAATGGTTTTTGTAACAACTTTGCGACTATGCCGCCAAGCAGTCCCGAAAGACTAATAAAGCTGCTGTCACACTACAACCTTACTAATATCGGTAAACACACTAGGGGCGAAAAGATTGTCGTGGCACCAAATGCGCTGGCTAGCCCTATGATGTTTGGTAAGGATGTTGATAAGTGGACGTACTTTGTACTGGATGAGCTAGATAATATTACTGATCGACCTATACAACTTAGATACCATCGTAAGAATGTAATTCCACACAGCGAGTGGTTTAACAGGATTCACAGAAGGTTTGGAGACGAGATAGATATACGTACTGACACAAAGAATGATCTTGGTCCTTTGGAAGACGCATACTGCGTAATTACTTACAATAGCACCTATAGCGTTCTTTCGCTGTTGACGGGATCAAGTAATATAGCAACACACCCCGGTAGCTTTGTTTATGAGGTGACTAAAAATAGTATCTGCGCTGAAAGCCTTACTCATTATCCCGGATATAACGAAATAGAAGGCCACTTTGGTAAACTAGCTAACATGGAATGGTCTTTAAATGAAATAAAAGATGGCAGTGCTTGGAAAGTGTTAGCACCAATGATTGAAGAGAATGTACAGCTTAATAGGCAATGGTTATGAAATGGTTGGACAGATTAATGGGCGTTCCTTTAGATGAAAACCCAATTGATAAAGTTATAACAGAGAAAGGTCAGCATCCAGAGGTAAATAAAGTATACGAAGCAAGATGGGTCTGGTACCACACTATTCTTGCTGCTGAGATATTTTTGACTAACGTGTTGCTGCTTGGAATCTTAATTGTACTTGCGTTAAAGTGAGAATTATATGCTAACCGTGTATGTTGGTTGGGACTCCAAAGAGCCCGAAGCGTTTGATGTATGTAAGCATAGTATTGAGGAGACCACCTCTGAACCGGTATCAGTTATACCATTAAAGAAACAACAATTCATAGAAAGACAGCTGTACTGGCGACAGGAAGATAGTAGGGATAGTACAGAGTTTACCATTACCAGGTTTATGATTCCTTGGTTGAATGGTTATTATGGTAAGGCCGTCTTTTGTGATTGTGATTTCTTATTCGAGACAGATATTATGGAGTTAGTTGCTCAGTTTGACGAAACCAAAGCAGTTCAGGTAGTTAAACACGACTATACTCCAAAAGAAAAGACTAAGTTTCACGGGCACGTACAACACGTTTACCCAAGAAAGAACTGGTCTAGTCTAGTATTATGGAACTGTAAGCATAAAGCAAACAGGTCCCTAAACTTAGATGTGATAAATAGTAAAGACCCAAGCTATTTGCATCAGTTTAAATGGCTTCAAGATGATGAGATTGGTGAGCTTAGCCACGAATGGAATTGGCTAGAAGGACACTATCAAGAACCTGAAGATGGTAGTCCAAAGGCAATACACTTCACCAGGGGTGGTCCTTGGTTTGAAGGATACGAGAACGTACAGTATGCTGACCGATGGTTGGCTGCACAAAAGAGGTTAAAAGAAAAAGATGACGACTCACCGCTCACTCGAGAACTCAATAAGAGATATAATGGCCAACCAGAGCCAGCCTTCGCTGCAAGAAGAATCGGTTAAGGTGGGTGGTTTCTTAGACAGCATTGAAGAAATTGTAGAAGAAGAGGTCGAGGCTAAAGAAGAGCAGCTCGATCAAGATCAAGTTGATGAAAGCGTGTACAAAGGGATGGATGCCTTTGGTCGTGGAGTGGTTGCTAAATCTCGTGGTGGCAAAGCAGGTGAATATATCTCTAAGAAGGCTAAAGAGCGTTCAGACCTCAATAAGAAGAATGATCCAGGCATGGCTAAGAAAGGATACGCTCTTTCAGTAACGGACCGTGATAAGGCTATGAAGAAAGCTAAGAATCGTGGTCTTAATCCTAAGTATCCAAGCCAGAAGTTTGGTAAGCCAAAGCTGCCAGAGGGTACGGACGAGTCTATGGATTCCTTTGGCAGTTCAGTAAGAAAAGTTGCTAAAGGCGGTGATAAAACAAGTAGCTTTCAAAGAAGGATGCAAAAACGGCAGCGTGATCACGAACGTGGTATTGACGAGAAAACGTTGACACCAGCTGAAAAGAAGAAGCGTGAAGATGTGGCTAAGGCCATTGAGCGTGACAACCCCAACATGCCAATGGATAAGAAAATGGCAATCGCTACCGCTACAGCTAAAAAGGTTGCCGAATCGTCAATTAAAGACCGCACACGCGCTATTATGGAAAGAGCGCTAAACAGAAAAACATAAATAGAGAAAACTCCGGAGAATTATCGTGGACCCTTTAACTCACAGACGACTAGGGATCTCTGACAGCCTTTTAGATGCAGTCAAAGGTATTACTGAAAAGAAGAAGCTAGATCCAGTCGGCAAGGCTGATGCTGATATTGACAATGACGGTGACGTTGATAAGTCAGACAAGTATCTTCATACTCGTCGTAAGGCCATCAAGAAGTCCATGAAAAAGGACAAGATTGATACTGAACCTCAGATTGACGATAAGATGAAGGAAGAGAGCGTCGAGCTAGATGAAGAAAGTATTAAGATTACCTACAAAGACATTAAGACTGGCAAGACTCATTCCATGCACGTATTCACAGCACAGGATGCTGCAAGAGCTGAACGACAGCTTAAAGGTGCCGGCCATCAGATCCTTAAGAAGGAGATGGGCGAAGAGAAGTCTCCTGATGGTGTAGACGCTGGCGCAGTCGACAAGCATAACTGTGCAACTCACGTTTACCACGAGCAGTGGGGAGAGGGCGAAACAATTCGAACCATGCATGCAGAACCAGACGAGCAAGGCTTCGTAGAATGGTATGATGTAATGTTCGATCACGGTATTGAGAAAAGTGTGCCTGTTGCTGAAATGAAGGTCACTAAAGAAATGTCTCACGGCAATCACAAAAAGAAGAAATAGGAGAACTTAAATGTCTGCATGGGGAAATAAGGACGATATCGCGTCTCCAGGAACAGTGACCGTGACTGGCGGAACAGCTGTTGCTGGTTCAAGTACGTTCTTTGCTAACAACTTTACTGTAGGTCAAATGGTTTCAGTTACAGATAGTGGCTCTAGTGTTATTGTTGCTATTGCTAGCGAAACTGCGATGACTGTATCACCTGCTATTACTGACGTGGCTGGTAAAGCATACAGCGTATCAGAGAAGCCAGTATCATTGGTAAGTGGCGACACTACTACAGATGTTGCAAAAGTGTACGGCGTATCTGTTGCTGAGCAAGGCGTTCCTACTGCCAACACCAACCACGCTGGCTGGGTACAAATTGGTGATCGCTATACTGACTCAAACGGTAACATCCGTCAAAAAACCGAAGTACTAGTCGCTATGTCAACTATTTCCGGCGATGCTGACGACGACGATCTGTTACCTGACTCATAAGGAGTTTACTGATGGCTGATCAAAAGGTCACAGAACTTGCTAATCTTACTGCCGCAGCATCCGAAGACGTCTTTTATATTGTAGACGACCCTTCGGGTACTCCGGTAAGCAAGAAAATTACAGCTAAGAACCTATTTGGTTCTGTGCCAGCCAATACTACGTTTACTCACTTCGCGACCTTTAACAATAAGGTTACCGCAGCTAACGGAGTACTGACACTGGCAACATCTACTACCGTAGGTAGCAACAATGCTACTAACGTACTGGGCGCTGGTATGCAAGGAAGCATATTCTGGGATGAGGATTACTTGTACGTTGCGGTATCAAATACGCAGATTAAGAGAGTAGCTTTATCAGTCTTTTAATAATCTAAGAACTTTATAATGCAATTGAATGATAATAACTTTTCTTTGTTTGCTGCTCAATACTACAACAATCCAAACTGCGCTGACATACTTGAGTTTCACGATGACTTAAATCGTATCAAGTATGTCAAGCGTTTGTTCAAGACATACAAAGAGACTGGCGAGCTTAAAGAGCGTTTAGTCTTAAATCATCTTATTACATTATACAACGTGTTCGAACCTCAAGCATGCAGTAAGATGTTAGTGTTTAAACTGGCTGATCATGTAGAGGTTGTAAAATCCTTTTTGGAATACCTGAATGTGTGGCCGTTGCGCATTGACGGGTTGGGCCCAAACAATTTATCGATAAATAGTAGTGATATTGTTTCTGACCCTTATGCGGATAGTGTGCTGGCTAAGATATGACCTCTGCAGTTGACCTCTACGTACTATACAAATTCATCAAGGCTATTGCTACGCCTTTTGATGAAACCCCTGCGTTCGATCTTGGTTTAATTGACAAGAAAGGTAAGTTATTAAAGAAGCCCAAAACAAGTGCAGAGAAAGACGCTTACGACCATTTCAATCGATTCACATTTAACATTAAACGAATTCTTCAACGTGTAGGTCTTGATAAGACATATGCTACTTACGCTGGTGCCTTGCTATTAATGAGAGAAGGCGCTGAAGGTGTAAAGATGACGGACTTGGAGATTGAAGAAGCCCTTTTCGAAAACTACAAGTACCTTCGAGAAAATACAAACAAATCCTATAACTTACTCCAAGACGAAATGGCTGCTAACGTGACTGGTGCTGGCGTAGTTGGGACTGGAGACAATCAAGCTCATTGGGGTAAACCAAAAGGTCGTAAGCCAGTACTAGGACGAGGTATTAACGGTATCGCATATCTCAAGCGCCGTAATAAGAAAAAAAAGGACGACATTTTAAAAAATCAAGGTAAAATGTAATGCGCAGAGGTAGAGAGCATTCTGTAACAGAATACATAGATATTCGTATTAGTCAACTTGCCAATGATATGGACAAGGCTAAGAACGAATACGACAAGCAATGGTACAACCGTATTATTCAAGAATTGAGCTGGGCCAGAAATCAAGACCACAACTGCTACATGAGTGATCTAGATAAATATCATAAAAGTTTTATACAGTAATGGAGATGGATTGATGAATCGGGAAGATGTCTATGAGCAACTTAAAATCGACGAAGGAGTCGAGTATGTCATCTATAACGACCATCTCGGTTATCCCACCTTTGGTGTCGGCCATCTGGTCCTCGAAAATGATCCAGAGCACGGAGAGCCGGTTGGAACACCTATCTCGGAAGAAAGAGTTAAAGAGTGTTTCGAGGCAGACCTTGACCTTGCCATCGGAGAATGTGACGCTTTATACGGCCGAAGGGCTTTTAACGACCTACCAGACGAAGTCCAGCAGATCCTGGTTAATATGATGTTTAACATGGGTCGTACTAGGCTGAGTAAGTTTAAGAACTTTAATGCAGCTATCCTTGACCATGATTGGAAGAAGGCAGCTGTAGAAGGACGAGACTCGCTTTGGTATCGCCAAGTTACTAATCGTGCTGAGCGATTAATGAGTAGAATGGAGAAAGTATAATGCCTTTTCTTATTGTGCTGTTGTTATTTGGATCTTTGATTGGTGGCGGTTACTTTTACTATCAAGATAGTCAGGCTACTATTGCAACGTTGAGAGATAACAACGCAAAGCTATCTCTTGTAGCTGAAACAAACGAAGCTACTATTAACAGAATGAAGGACGACTTTGCTCAAGCTCAGGTACGCATGGAAGAGTTGGCTATAAGAGCAAAAGAAGCAGAAGAGTATCAAGATACATTAATTAAAAAGCTACGAAGTCATGATTTGACTAAACTTACTTTACAGAAGCCAGGCTTAATAGAGACTAGAGTGAATAACGCAGTTGAAAAGCTGGGCAACGATTTTGAGGAGTACACCAGTGACAAACCTGATCAAATGGATGACTTTGTGTTTACTGACGACTAGTCTGATAGCTTGTAGTACGATAGAACCACAAGTAATCGTTAAGACAGATTACGTAGAAAAAGAAATCCCGTTACAGCCTCAACCTAAGGGTTTGACTATGAACCCAGTGTACTTCTATGCTGTGACACCAGAAAACCTAGATGAGTTCCTAGAGCGTTTTGAAAGAGAAAACGGCGATATTGTATTTTTTGCTATAAGTGTACCGCACTATGAGAATTTATCGTTAAATATGGCAGATCTAAAAAGATATATAGGACAGCAAAAAAGTTTAATTATTTACTATGA